GTATTTAATATAGACCATTCTATGTATGAAATTACAGTATTTGGTTGGATGATTAGAGGTAATCTTAATACAGATGAATGGAAAACATTTCATGTTTATAGTTCTTTAAGTAGAAGTATGAATCCAAAATCAGTAATAGAATTCATGGAATTAGTCTATGATTACTATAGTGATTCTTTTGATTTTAAAAACATCTATAGAGCTTTAAAAGGAGACTCTGTTCTTAGAGAAGAATTTACTATAGAAAATAACTCTTATAGAGTGTATGAGAGTGTTGATCCAGATCAAGATTATACAAACAAGTACAGCTTATGCTTAATAATAAAATCAAAAGATAAAAAGCTATATTCTGATGAACTTAACTTCTATGTAATACAAAAAGTAAATGGCTATAAGAAATCAAAATACTTTCCAGTAGTACATAATACTGATTTAATTAAGCATGAGAAAGCTATTAAGAGATTCTGTCAGAATTACTTAGGTTATGTACCTTCATGGAGGTCTATTCTTAATTGGAATCTCAATGATTGTGATAAGTATATTAGAACCTTTAGGGGAGCTTTAGGAGATAAGTTCTCTATTAAGAGAATTTTACCTAATAAATGTTCTATTAAACTTAAAGGCACTAAAGATGAAGTATGTACTGCAAATTTAGGTGATAGTGGTTTTTATGTAAGTTCATATAACTGTTTATTTCAAAATGAATATAATGAGATTGTAAAAGTACTCGAGTTGCTACATATAGCTGCATAAATAAGGGCTACGCCCTAGTTATGGTGTTTGTTTAATTTAATCTAAAGGACTTAGTTATGGATAAAAAGATTGAATTTATTTCTGGAGGAGCCTTGGGCTCCGATAGCGTTTGGTCATTCTATGGAGATCAGCATGGTGTTACTACATACCATCTCATTGCTGAAGGGATGACAAGACCTACAGGAGGTAGGAACTCTACTAGGAATGCTGAACAACAGTCAGGTGAAGTTCGTGTTGTACCTAGAGAACGTCTTATTGAAGCTATTGAAGCTTTAATTGAGATGAACATCTCTATTAATGGGAAAGACCCTAATCTATTCTTTAGTGGCTATAAGATGGGATTATCACCTGCACAAAAGCTTCATGCTAGAAATTATTGGCAAGTGATGTGTGGAGACCAAGTGCTTGCCATTGCACCTATTCAGGATGAACGTTGTGTCCATGGAGGGACAGCTACTGCATGTAATTTAGGGATTGCACTAGGTAAACCAGTGTATGTCCTCAACATCTTGGATTGTTCTTGGTATAAATGGAATAAAACCAAGAAGAAATTCGTTAAGTCTACTAAACCAAGGTTTAAAGCTAATAACACTGTTATTGGCACTAGAACTTTAGTTAAGTATGAGACTTTTAGAGGAGGATCTTGGAAGTCTGCTCCTTATGTTGGTGCTGATGTAGAACATCAAATCAGAGAAATGATTCAGGATCTATTTTAATGCTGCTAGATTGTGCGAGATTCGTTAGTAGTTATTTTTATATAACCTTATATCCTTACAAACCTACTTTCGATTCTCGTGCAATCTAGAGCCATTCTATGAGGTGTTATATGAGTTTTAAAGAATCTATGAGAGCTTTTGGTAAAGCTTATAAGAATGAATGGAATGATTCTCACTATGAGGGAGACTCTATGAGTACTCTTTGGGATATATTCTTACTCATAATCGTTGTGGTATGTATTATTGCATTATTAGCAATGTAAGATATAATGTAAGTATTATTTAAGGATACCTGCATGCATTATCTAGATAATTATAAAACTTTAAATTGTTATAAAGTGGTATATACTAATCTTGATGGATTACCTAGTACAATGACTTTAGCTAGGACTATGATAAAGAATCCAAAAGGTTGGAAAAGGTATAGAAATGCATGTAAGAAAGGTATCCATAATATCAATACTGCTGTCTGTTATAGAGATACTATCTATGTAGCAGATAGAAAGAAATTCTCAGATCAAAGTAATCCTAAGTATATTCTTAAAGGTATCAAGAGTGCTTTAATGCATTCATGGAATAAACCTGTAGTAATTCCTATGGTTTACTTTGAAGGAATAAACTTTAAGGAAACTGTAAAGTCATTTGCTAATGGAAATGAAGTGATATTTACAGATGAACTTAAAATATCTAAGTAGTTATATGTATAAGCCTCCTTATGGAGGTATTTTTTTTTTAAGGAATAATATTATGAATCTCACTAAAGTTCGTGAATCAATTTTCTTAGCTCTTAACGCTAATCTTCCAATTTTCTTACAGGGTTCACCAGGAATTGGTAAGTCTGACCTTGTTAAGAGTGTAGCAAGTAAGTGTAATCTTGAGTTAATTGATTTAAGACTCTCTCAGTGTGATATCACTGACCTCAATGGCTTACCTAAGTTTGAAAATGGTAAAGCCTCTTTCCAGCCATTTGATATCTTCCCTTTGACTGATACTCCATTACCTGCAGGTAAGAGTGGTTGGTTACTGTTCTTAGATGAAATCAATGCTGCTGTTCCTGCTGTACAGGTTGCTGCTTACAAGTTAATTCTTGATAGAATGGTGGGCAACCACCATTTACATCCTGCTGTACGTATTGTATGTGCGGGAAACAAAGCTACAGATAATGCTGTAGTTAATGAATTATCTTCTGCATTAAGGTCTAGATTCATTACTGTTGAGGTAGAACCAAATACTAAAGATTGGTTAGTATGGGGTGAACAGAATGGTATTGATTATCGTATCTTAGCATTCTTGGAAGAGAAACCAAACCTGTTATTTGCATTTGATCCAGAAAAGGACGATGGAGCATTCCCTTGCCCTAGAACATGGCATATGCTTAGTAAGATTATTAAGGATTTACCTGACTTAAGTAATTATGAAGAATTGCTTAAAGGTATTGTTGGAAATACTGCATATGAGTTTGTAACTTATTCTAGATTCTCTAGAGATGTACCTAAGTTTAAAGATATCATTGATGGTACAGCTAAGATTGACCCTAAGGCTAATATTGGTGTTATCTATATGACTTTAGGTAGTATTGTAGCTAATATCGATGATAAGACTCCAAGCACTGAAACAGAATGCAAGAGAATCATTGAATGCATTAATACCTATGGTTCAGAATATTTAACCTCATTCAATTCTAGATTAGCTAACGTTGATAAGCATAAGTATATGATTAGATTTAAGTCATACATGCAGTATATAACCTCTACAGTGAGGGAGGCATTGTAATGGAAGCCAAGGAACTTATAAGAAAGGCAAAGCTTAAAATGAGCTTTGCTGACCCATTCCTAGCTACTGTGTGCTTGTCTGCTAAATACATTGAAGATAAGCATGCAGTAACTCTTTGTACTAATGGTGAGGATATCTATTACAATCCTGAGTTTGTAGAGAAGTTTGATGCTGATCATATTCAATTCTGTGTAGCACATGAAGCTTTACATGTAATCTTAGGTCACTGTTACAGGGCCAAGGAGATTGGTGCAGAGCCTCATATATGGAATATTGCAGCTGACATGGTAGTCAATAGAATGCTTAATTCACATAGTGAATTAGGTAAAGCTATTGAAGGATGTATAGAATGTCCTAATGATTTCTATTCACTTACTACTGAAGAAATTTACTATAAACTTTTAGAGAAAGCCAAGAAGAATGGATCTAAAGGTAAAAAGGGTAAAGGCAGTAATAAGGGTAATAATGGTGAAGGTGATGGTTCAGGTGAGAATCAGGGTGATAGTCCTTTATCAGGAGATATAAGAGATTCTGGTAAGTCTATATCTGAACATAAAGCAATCCATAGAGAAATTATTTCTCGTGCTAAGTGCATGGGAAATAAAGACTATGGTGGACCTATGGGTAATGAATTAAGAGCTATTATGGATGACTTGTTTAATCCAAAGATTCCATGGAAGAAGCTCTTAAGGAATTACTGTACTGATATGGTAAAGTCAGATTACTCTTGGGCAAGACCTAATAGAAGATTCACTGATATCTATCTACCTTCTATTAGTGGTCTTAGTCCTTCCCTTAAGTCTGCTAATGTTTATATTGATGTTAGTGGTTCAGTAGATGATAAGACTGTAAGTAATTTCTTATGTGAAGTATTAAGTATGAAGAATTCTCTTAACTTATCTAAGTTAACTATACAGTCATTTAGTACTGAATTAGCTGATAAAACTGAAGTTAAACAGAAGTCTGACTTTCCCAAGAAATTCCATACAACTGGTGGTACTGATATTGAACCGGTAATAAAAGATATCTTAGCAACAAAAGCTAAGATAAATATCATCTTTACGGATGGTTACTTTGACCAAGGGCCTGTAAATATGCTAAATAAGAATGTGTTTTGGGTTATCTATGACAATCCTAATTACATTCCAGCTAAGGGTAAAGTTTCCCACCTTTAAAAGAAATAGATTACCTCTGGGATGTGATTAGGAATAACCTAATTATTCTATAATAACATTTGAGGTAATCTATGGAAGATGGTGAAATTGCCCAATTAATGAGGGCAGCTTTATATGGGCTTTTAGCTTTAATAGGAGGATTAATTTCTTATCTTTGTAATACAAAGGATTTCTCCTTTAAAATGTTTATAATTAAAGGTTTAGGCTCAGGATTCGCAGGATTCCTTATGGGTCTATTGTGTATATACTTTGCAATACCAAGTACATTAAGCTTCTGTATAGCAGGTACATTTGGCTATTTAGGTGCTGAAGCAACTATAGCAGTTTTACGTAAATTCCTACTAAAGAAGATTAATATAAGTAACTAGTGTATAATACAAATACCACATACAATGACATGTTTTGAGCCTACCTTATGTAGGCTCTTTTTTTTTAATGGCTACGCCATTGTATAGGAATTTATTTAAGGGGAATTAAATATGAAATTAACCAAATCTCAAAAGAAGGCTGAAAAGGCATTTAAAGAATTTTTAGATAGTACTGATACTTGTATTTGTTTATCAGGTAAACCAGGTACAGGTAAGACTTGGTTTATCAAACAGGTACTTATTCCAATGTGTAATAAGCATGTATGTTTAACAGCTACAACCAATAAAGCAGCATTATTGCTTAATGGATGTACTATCCATGGTGCTTTATCTGTTAAAGTAAAGCAAACTAATGATGAATCTCAATATACCTTAGATACTTCTAAAGTAAAGGCAATACATGATAGTATTGTAATTATTGATGAAGCATCTATGTTAGATAAGCAGATGTTAGGTATAATTCTTAATAACTGTGTTAAGTGTAAGATTATCTTTGTAGGAGATTTAAATCAGTTACCTGCTGTTAAATGTCCTGCAGATGTATTTAAGCTTTATCCAGTAATAGAGCTTACTGATGTAGTACGTCAGAAGAAGAAAGATCTTATTGAAGTAATTGAATCAGCCAAAGAAGATATCTCTTTAGTTCAATTAACTTTACCTGAAGAATCTACTAAAAATGTTCATATAATCAGAGATGAACAAGAACTTAATGATATTCTTAAGACATTCACTAAAGATGATAGATTATTATCTTATACTAATGCTGAATGTGTTAGATACAATAAGTTATTCAGAGAATTAAATAACTTACCTGAATGCTTCCAAGTAGGTGATTATGCTATTAGTAAATCCTACTGTGAATCACCAGGAAATTCTAATAAAAGTGCTTTCTTTGCTATGGAAGAGAGTATCATAGATTTTATTTCTGAACCTCATAAAATAGAATTTGAAGGTAAAGAGTATGACTTTATGGTTCGTGATGTACGAGTCAAAGGTAAGATGGCTACTTTCATTATGCCTGAAAACTTTGAAGTGTATAAGAAGACTCTAAATAGAATATATACTAGAGCTGCAGAAGTATCTAGAACAGATAAGAATGCTGCTAGAATATATTGGAGAATGTATTATTTCTTCAAAGAGAATATGGTAGATCTTAGAGATGTTACTGCTTGTACAGTACATGAGTCACAAGGTTCTACATATAATAGAGTTATAGTAAACTTTGATGATATCGTACACGGTTCTGGTATTACAATTAATACCAAGACTAGAATGCTTTATGTAGCATTATCCAGAGCTAAGGAAGAAATCTTTATTTATACAAAGAGGCATTAATGACAACATTAACTAATGGTAATCCAGATAAGCTAATCCTTATTAAGGAATCAGACCTTATTAAGGAACATCTGGATTATTACTATAAAGATAACTATGTAGCTATAGGTATTCCTATAGATGCTAAAGGTAAGGATAGAAAAGAACTAATGGATGAAATTCAAGAACTCTATCCTCCATTTAAAGTAGTCATCTGTGCTAATGCAGAGATGTTTAAAACTATTACTAAGATTCCACATAAAGGTAAAGATGGCATTGCTTGTGATAGTCCATTAGGTAAGACATTTATAGTACCTAATTGGAGAGCTATTATCTATGATAGTAACCAAGAGACAAGATTAAAGTTCATTATGGAAAGAGTAGATGAATTCCTTAATACAGGTATATCTTCTATTCTTGGTTCTAATGTATTACAGAATATTAAATACTATCTAGAAGGTGATGATTATAGTAATGGTTTTAAAGAACTATATAATCATGATGTCTTAACAGTAGATATAGAGACCACTAGTTTACATCACTATAATGGTGTAATACTCTCTATAGCATTCTCATGGAATATACATGATGGTATTGCTATGCAAGTATCTGATAACCCAAAGATAAAAGAACTCCTTAAAGAATTCTTTTTAAATTATAAAGGTAAGAAGATATTTCATAATGCTTCCTTCGATACCATGTTTTTAATCTATCATTGTTTTATGAAAGATTTAGAAGATTGGAATGGCATGTTGGAAGGTCTTCATTGTATATTCAATAACTTAGAGGATACTAAAATCATTGCTTATCTAGCCCTTAATACATGTACTCCTACTTCATTATCACTTAAAGACTTATCTCATGAGTATACAGGTGATTATGCACAATCTGATATTGATGATTGTAGTAAGATCCCTATGGAGAGATTACTGCCATATAATGTAACAGATACATGTGCTACATGGTATGTATACGATAAATATAAGCCTAGAATGATCCAAGACCAGCAAGAAGAGATTTATAATACTCTCTTATTACCTTCATTAAAGACACTAGTAGAAACTCAATTAGTTGGCTTTAGATTAAATCCAAAGAAGGTAGAAGATCTTGCTGCTAACTTGTATGCAGATCAATATATGCTACAAGATAAACTTAAGAAGAATAAGTTAATATCAACATTTGAGGAACGATTAAAGAAAGAGCTTGTTTTTGAATACAATAATGAGCATAAGAAAAAGAAAAAGACTGTTGATGACTTTAATTATTGGTGCTTCAACTTCAATTCAGATTTACAGGTGAGGAAGTTTCTCTATAATTATTTACAGCTTCCTGTTATAGATTTAACTAAATCTAAACAGCCTTCTACCTCAACTGAAACTCTGGAGAAGTTGCTGCACCATACTCAAGATAATGATGTTAAAGAAGCATTAAATGCTTTCTTTGAATTAAGTAAGGTAACTAAGATTATCACATCATTCTTAGATAACTTTACTAATGCTCCTGAGATAAATAACTTAAAGGGATTATATGGTAACTTTAATCTATGTGGCACTAAATCAGGTAGATTAAGTTCTAGTAACCCTAATTTACAGCAATTACCTTCTACTGGCTCTCCTTATGCTAAACCAGTAAAGAAGATATTTACTGCACCTAAAGGTTATGTATTCTGTGGGGCAGACCAAAGATCACTTGAAGACCATATATCTGCTTTAATTACTAAAGACCCTCAGAAGTTATTGGTTTATACAGATAACTATGATGGTCACTGTTTAAGAAGTTTCTCTTATTATAAAGAGCAAATGCCTGATATAGAAGAGAAAATGAAGTATGCAGATAGAGATTGTAAATATTTTAAAGTAACTCATGATAATGGTACTGTAGAATATTTTTGTGAAGAAGATCCTATGTTTAAATCTTTAACATAGGTACAATGTGCTACGCACTAGTTATAGAATTTACTACATGGAGAAAAGTAATGACTAAGAAGAATTTTAATCAATTAGTAGCTGAGTTAATGGAAGCATTAAGTGAAGCCATTCAGGAAGAAGAGAATGAAGAACAGGAAGAGAAGGTAGAATTACCTTGGTATGCTTCTTTATGGGATGAGTTACATACTGAAGAACAGTTAGCTAATATCAAGGAATGTTCCTATGATAATAACCTGTTTGAATGTATCTCTTATGGTATTCATGGTGTTAAGAATAATATTAAGACAGCTTTCTTTGATAAGAACTTTGAGAAGATTTACTTCTTTGATAATGGATTATTAAGCTATAATGGTAAGGAACTCATGTGTGAGTCTATGGATAAGAATGCTGTAGAATTCGCTAAACAGCAGTATTCTAAAGTTCATTACGTTGATTAACCTTAATTCTTAATTATCATACCCTCTTCGGAGGGTATTTTATTCTGGGGTAATTATGCAAATAGAAGAAGTTTCAAACCAAGAGTATAAAGTTCATGTAATTAATTCTATTAAGAAGAAACATCCTGATTTAAGACAAGCTAGTAAAGCTGTAACATTTGCCTTAACCTATGCTGGGACTTGGAGAACTCTAGTAAATAACCTAGGTATTCCTGAAGAACAAGCTAAAGCAATAGAACAGAGATATCATGAGTTATATTCTGTATCTGATGAATGGGTAGATAATAAATTAAATATAGCAGCTATTGAAGGCTATATTGTTTGTGCTTTTGGTTTAAGGCTTCGTACTCCATTGCTAAAGTCCTGTGTATTAGCAGGTAAAAATGCTGTACATGCGGCAGAGAAGGAAAGAAGAACTGCAGGTAATGCATTAGGACAATCATGGTGTCTTCTTAATTCTAGAAGTGCTAATGAAGTAATGGAGAAAGTATGGAATAGCCCATATAAGACAGATATACTTCCTGTAGCTCAAATTCATGATGCTCTATATTTCTTTATAAAGGATGATTTAGATGTATTAACATGGTTTAATAAAGTACTTATAGAAGCTATGGAATGGCAAGACCATCCAGCTATATATCATCCTGAAGTTAAGCTAGGTGGAGACTTAGAATTATTTATACCTGATTGGAGTCATGGTATAGAGATTCCTAATAATTCCACTAAAGAAGAAATAATTAAGGTATTACAAGATGAAAATAACAAATAACTTAAATCTGCATCCAATTATAGCTGTATGGCTAGCTGAGAATGGATACTCAGGTTCTAATGATGCAACTCATATTAGTACTACTGGCTTATTACGTAGTACAAGACAACAGGTTCTTTTAAGAAAGTGTATTAGAGAAGATTGTGAAGTAGCTGTAGATATATCTACTTTAATGAAGTCTAAGATGGGTACTGCTATTCATAAGTGTATAGAAGAAGCATGGAAGAATCCAGAATCGCTCAGGAAGGCTTGTGAAACTCTTGGGTGGAGTGACAGTAGGATAGATAGAATACATGTCAATCCTGAAGAGCCTATTGAGGGAGAAACTAATGTTTACTTTGAACAAAGAGCTCATAGGGACTTTAATGGTTGGAGAATTAATGGAGAATTTGACTGTGTATTAAATGGTACAGTTATAGACTTCAAATCAACTACAACCTACACTTATATGAATAAAATAAAAGAGCAGGATTATATTAAGCAGCTATCTATTTATAGATGGCTTAATCCAGAATTGATTACTGATGATGTAGGTATTATTCAGTTTATATTTACTGATTGGAATCAGAAGTATGCCTTAGGTAATCCTGATTATCCTCAGCATCCATTTGTAATGATTAAATTACCTTTAATGTCTTTGGAAGAAACTGAATCATTTATAGCAACTACGTTGCGTAATATAGATTATTATACAGAACATGAAGATGAGCTGCCTATGTGTGATGATCATGCATTAATGATTAATACAGAATGGCAGTACTTTGCCTCTGGTGATACCTCTAAGAGAAGTTCTAAGAATTTTAAATCCTATGATGAAGCTGTTAAGTATATGGCATCTAAAGGAAATACAGGAATTATTAAAAGAAAAGCACAAGAGCCCAAAGGGTGTGCATACTGTGCTTGTAGAGATGTATGCACACAATATACTAAGTTTAAACAAATGGGATTAATTAAATGAGTATAGAAAGTGATATTGAAAGTAGTGGTTATCATCCTTTACAGGAAGATATACTAAATTTAGTTAGAGGAGCTACACTTAACAACAATGGAGATACATTCTTTAGAGTTGTTATTGCATCTAACTTAGCACAAATAGCAGGTGCTATGAGGGCTAAGATTAAAGATGCATTAGGTGAAGAAACTCTTCTTAATTTATACGTGTGTGGCACAATGCCATCAGGTAGTGGTAAATCTCAAGCACAGAATAAAATTCTTGATGATATTACTCAGGGATTTAAAACTGTGTTACAGCAACAGATATTACCTAGAGCACATGATAAACAGTTAGAATTACTTGCTAGAGTTCAAGTAACTGCAGAGACAGGAACACCATCCCCTGTACTTGTTAAAGCAGCTAGACAACCTATGGAAGATGAATATAAGTCTTATGGTTCATTTCTATGGAGAATGTCTGGTGGTACTGAAGCTGCTATAAGACAAGAAAGAAAGAAGATACAGTTACAAGGTTGTGGTGCTTTAAATGTATTTGTAGATGAGATAGGTTATAACCTTATCTCAAACCAAGCTCTTAATGTCCTTGGTTTATGTCTATATGATAATGGTAAGATTGAAGCATCTATAACCAAAGTAACTAAAGAGAATAGTAGATATCCTGAAAGAGATATTCCTATTCCTGTTAACTTCTTATGGATGGGTGACCCTACTAAGTTATTTGACTCTAGTGAGACTGAGAAAGCTTTTATGGAATTCTTGGCTTCAGGTTATGCTAGAAGAACTCTATTTGGTATTGGTGGTGCTAAGACATCTACTAAAGATGCTAAACCAGAAGATATACTTAATATGAGAAAGACTGCATATGCTCCTCAGTTAAGAGATAATATTACTAAGGTAATAACTCAATTAGCGAATTATAATCTTTTAGATACTGAAATAGCTTTAGAAGAACCTGAATTACTTTATTTATATGAATATGAAATATGGTGTAAGCAGAGAGTAGATGATATCTCTCCTATATCAGATAATATTTATAGAATAGAGCTTGGTGAGAGAATGTATAAAGTTCTTAAGTTAGCAGGTATATATGCTTTTATTGATTCTTCCCCTAAAGTAACTAAAGAGCATTTACTTTATGCTATGAAATTAGCTGAAGACAGCGGTAAAGCATTGCATACAATGTTACATCCTGAAGAACCATACATTAAGCTTGCTAAGTATTTATCTACTGTAACTGAACCAAAGAGTAGAGCAGATATTAGTGAAGCGTTACCTTTCTTTAAGAATGCAAGATATCAGAATGAGCTCTTAGATAGAGCTAATGAGTGGGCGTATAACCATGATATATCTATTAAGTCTATAGCTAGAGGTAAGTTGGAATTCTTCCAAGGTGAACATATGAATATGACTAACCTTGATATGTTGAAGCTAAGTGCTTCTCAAGATAGAGCTTATCATTATAAAAATAGAGAAGTAGCCTTTAAAGATCTTAAAGGATTAGGTCAAATAGATGGTTGGCATTGGTGTGTACATCATTTAACTTATGACCCTAAGGATCCTTCTAAGGGTAACTGGAGAAAAGATGAATGTGTAATAGGTTCATTTAATCTCTTGGTTCTAGATTTAGATGATGGAGATTCTATTGAATTTATCAAAGAAGTATTCCAAGAATATAAATATGTATTGTATACTACTAAAAGACATACTGAAGAACATCCTAGATGTAGGGTAATATTACCTCTTAAGTATGAACTAACTCTAGATAAATCTGACTATAGTAAATTCATGGAGAATGTATATGAATCTCTTCCATTTAAAGGGATTGATACAGGTACTAAAGATAGAGCTAGAAAGTGGTGTACTAATAAAGGTACTGTAATAGAACATGAAGATGGTAAACTATTCGATCCTAGACCATATATGCCTAATACTGCTGAAAATGATTTGAGACGAGATGAACTTAAGAAGTATGGTAATATGGATAAAGTACAGAGATGGTTTATCACCAATATGGGTGAAGGAAATCGTAATAATATGCTTATAAGATATGGTTATATGATGAGAGACCATGGATTATTAGGCATGGAATTAGAAGAAGCAATTCTTACTTTAAACCAGAAACTAGAGAATCCTCTTAGTATAGATGAGATTAGAAATACTATCTTAAAATCTTTAAAAATTTAGATGTTACATAGGGTAGCATCTTACTTATAGGAGATACCATGTTAGGTAAATTAATATTATTGGTGGGTAAAGCCGCTGCAGGGAAGTCTCATTCTCTGAAATGGCTGAAAGACCCTGAAAAGGTTGCTTATATGAATTGTGAGTCTGCTAAGTATTTACCCTTTAGAAGTAAATTTAAAGAGCAGATTATTACAGACCCTAAAGCACAATTAATAGGTAAAGGTAATCTACTAGATATGATAGCAGCACATCCTGAGAAGTTTCATACAGTAGTTATTGATACATTAACTGCTCTTATGGATTTATTTGAAACCAAGTATGTAAAGACTGCTACTAATACTCAACAGGCATGGGGTGATTACTCTGACTTCTTTATTAACTTAATGAATCAGAAAGTACCTGAATTAATTAAAGTAGGTATTAATGTAATTATCCTTGCACATACAGCAGATAGAGTTAATGAAGAAAACTTTACATTAGACACCATAGTACCTGTTAAAGGAGCTATAGGTAAGAGAGGTGTAGAAGCTTTCTTTAATGATATTGTAGCTTGTAAGAAACTTACTATATCTTCTCTTGAAGGAGAATTAAAAGATAGGGCTAGTTCTCCTATGTTAAATATTACAGATAATGAAAGAGATTTGGGTTATAAGCATGTAATCCAAACCAGATTAACTAAAGATACAGTCAATGAAAGAATCAGATCTCCTGAAGATTTATGGGCAAGAAATGAAACTTTTATTGATGGTAATATCCAGACTGTACTGGATAGAATGGATGAATTCTACAATAACTAACGTTAGGAATATAAAATGGAAAACTTAAAATCATTATTTCAAATTGAAAACAGTTCAGCAGCTAATCAGATTGAAACAGATAGAGCTAATAATACATCATATGGTGTATTGCCTAGTGATATCTATGATGCTGTAGTTAAGTATGCTTATATGGATAAGTCTCAGGGAGGTACTCCTTGTGTAAAGGTAGTCCTTGAGGTAAATGGTAAAATTATTGAAGAAACACATTACATTGCTTACAAGGATACAGGTAAACCATATAAGACAGTTAATGGTAAGACTACTACAATTCCTGGTATGCAGGTATTTAATTCCTTGGGTTATGTTACTAAGGGAATTATGGGTACTGAACTTAAGATGGAAGAGAAGGTTATTAAGAAATATAACTGGCAGACTAAGTCTGAAGTTCCTACTAAGGTATCCTGCTTCTCTGAGTTAATCAATGCTAAACTCAAGGTAGGTATTAAAGAATTACTTAAGCATAAGGTACAGAAAATGCCTGATGGTTCTTATGTACCTACTACAGAGATTAAATCAGTTAATGTTGTAGATAAGTATTATAATGTTGATGGTAAGACTGCTCAGGAAATTGCAGGTAATGCCCCTGCTGAATATGGTCCTAATTGGGTAAATGCATACAAGGGTAAGAAGTTTGAAGAAAAGCTTAAAGTAGACCCTATTGATGTATCTTCACAAGCAACTCCATTTGATACAGAACCTGCAGCACCAAATACTCTGTTTGGTGATTAAACTTAAACTTCCTACCAAGGTAACACTTGGTAGGAAACCTTATGCTATACAATTAAATCCATACCGTAATTGGTGTTCATATATAAATAATAAATTAAAGCAAACCTATGCAACATCGCTGCAGGGTGTTTTGTCTAGGTATCCTCCATTAACAGGTCCTATTGCATTATCATATAGATTAGTAGTCAGTGATAAACATAGAAGAGATCTTGATGGTATGACATTTATCGTCCATAAGTTCTTTGCAGACTCTCTAGTAGAGGCAAAGCTAATTCAAGATGATAATTGTTTTATAGTTAATGATATTCACTTTCATTGTGATGGAGTAGATAAAACTATATCTGAACCTTATGAGGTATGGGTTACTATTTACGACCAAAATGATTTAAAGAGGTAATTATGGTTGAAGTTAATAAAGAAGTCGATAACGCTTTAC